ACAGAACATTTGGTATATCTTATCAGAAGATTTGCTAGCCGTAGTTTCATCTACAAATCGCCAATGAGCACATATGTCGTTAGTGTAAGGGCGTACCAATAGCACTCCTTGTTCGCCCCTTCCAATGCGATAAAGTTTGCGAGTCTCTGCATCTGTGAAATCAAGTTTCTTGTAATCGAGTTCATAATCAAATTCTTTCATTTGAGTCTTCCTGATTCTACCTTTGTCCAAGGAGCATAAAGTGGCCCATCATAATCTTTTTTCTTAACACCTCTGTAATTAGTGTTCACCAGTATTCTAACAGGATAGTCAATGGGACACATTCCAGTGTGCACATGATTTCCAGGAAAAATTACCAACCGATTTTCTTTTGGCAAAACTCTTTGCTTTTCAGTAAGAGTTACATCCTTTGGAATGTCACCACAAAATCGCTTCTCATTGTATATGATTGTTGGAGCATCACTATCAGTCACATAGAAGATTGAAGTTTTGTGCTCTCTATCACAGTCAATGTGTGGACCGAAAACAATTTCAGTATCACCACGATATGTGGTCATATCCAATCTGCAACGAATTACCTCAGCAAGATTAAACCTCTGTTTTACTTTTTCATTAAGGTTCTCTATAAGAGAAATATGAGATCCCTCATCATACAGATATTCTTCTGGTTCATCTTCATCAACAACACCAGAAGAAAACCCATAATAAATTCTAGGATCACCCTCACTCTCTACAGAAATACCTCTAGTAAATCCCCAGGAATTACAATCCATGATATGTTCTTTAAGAACTTGAAATTCAGATTCATCTAAGAAATTATCTAGGATTGTAATCTCATCTTTTTGAGAGGCAGTAAAAGGAAACATCACTCAAAAGTAGAATCAGGTTCCAGAGCAATAAAGTATTTGAGATTGTAATTTGTGCTGGTGAATCTAGAAAGAAGTTTCTGAGATACTACTACTTCGTAGGTGCCAGGGATGACTTTGATGTTTTCTACCTTGAAGTTAAAGCAGAAAGTATTGTCAGTTTCACCAACAACTACAGCATAATCATTAGAGGTGTCGTTCTTCTTATCACGAACGACCAGTTTAACCACACCATTTTCACCAACAGCAGAAAGGTCAGGCAATTGATACACTGCTGCTGCCTTGAGAAGTTTATCAAGTTGTTGAGTGTTAAGTTCAAAGCAGACATCTTCACTAGGAAGTGCAATGTCTTTGTCTGGTGGAGTTACGATTACCTGAGGATCAGCAAAGAAATACTTAGATCGAGAACGACCCTCCTTGATCACGACGTAACCATTGTTCCCAAAATCAAGGTCAGGGCTCTGGTGCAAAGACAACCCATTAAGGAATTGATTGAGATCATAGATACCAAAATCTTGAGGGATCTCTTCATCAATAACTGCTTCAGCAAGAATGTTCTTCATTACACTGATCGTGCGAAGACTACTACCTTCTTTGAACAGAATAGATTGATTGATGGTGCTAAAGTTCTTCAGTAGATTGAGAGTAGAGTCAGACAGGTTCATAGTTTTTGTTTTGATTTGCATTGTCACTGGTTGTAAGTTTCACGCTTTGCATTCTTGTCATTAAAATGCATTAGAAGCACAGCATAGTGCAGAATTTTCATAATGTCACGTCGTGCTGTTCCCTTCTTATCATACCGAGAGGCATACTTGAGAATATTGGATCGGCAAAATGCTTCACCATCACCACATGCATCAATTAAATCAAGTGTCTGAATCTTGTCATCACCAGCAGAGTAGTGAGCACGATATGTTCCACTGATATAATCTTGCAATTCCTTGAGGATTTCCTCCTCACTATATTTGTAATTATTATTAGTCATGTTTATTTCATCATGAAGTAGAGACCAAGAGTTTGTCATTATTATATCAAATAGTTTGGTCAGAGTCAATTGGCATCTGGAAATCAGCATCTACTTTGTCATAGAGTTCCATGAATGCTTGCTTGGTGTCATCATCAAAACGATTCACACAAACCTCCATTGCCACCTCTTTCTTTCCAAAGATTTTGAATGCACGAATGATGTGAACCAGACGACGGGTGCTGATGATCTCATCCACACCACCATCATAGAAGGTCTTGCGAATGATGTCTGCCCAGTCTACAAGGCGCTTGCAGAAGTCAGGAGCAACCACATTGAGGTCACGAGCAACACCTTCCAAAATCTTCAACTCAGTGGCAGGAGTGGGATACTCCTGTTCAAAGGTTACAGGGAATCGCTCCAAGAAGGCTTCATTGAGCACGTTAGTTCCAATGAATCGTCCGTCGTCGCTACCTTTACCTTTAGTGTTTGCTGTGGCGATGACGTTGAAACCAGAGACAGGTTCAATCCATTTTCCGATCTTTTTAAGGAATACTCCTTTCCCTTCAAGAATTGACTGGAGACAGAGAATTTTGTTAGAAGCGAGGTCGATCTCATCAAGGAGCAGGATAGCACCTCGCTGGAGGGCCTCAATGACCGGGCCATTGTGCCAGACGGTGTTGCCATCAATAAGGCGGAAACCACCAATAAGATCATCTTCATCAGTTTCAATAGTAATGTTTACGCGGATAAGTTCCCGACCCAGTTGAGCACACGCTTGTTCAACCGAGAAAGTCTTTCCGTTACCGGACAGTCCTGTAATGAACGTCGGATAGAATAGACGGGACTGAATAATTTTTTTAATAGAACTGTAATTGCCAAACTGGACGAAGGTATCATCTTTAGTAGGGATAAGATTTTGTTCAACAGCGGGAAGTGCTGCAGGAGCAGCATAATTAACTTCTAGTTCTTTTACTGTCTTCTTTGTTACCTCAAGATTCCACTTACCACGACCCACTTTATAATCAACTAGTTTGTTAGTGATAGTCTGATAAGCACAACCGTTCATGGCACACCAAGCACGGACATCTGCAGCAGTGAACTCTGTGCCATAGAGATCTTGAAGAGAATCAATAATACCGTTTTTGGACAGACCCATTTGTTTCGTTTGAACTGAAGTCATTATAAACCGAAAGGGGGGTCGTTAACCCCCCCGTGTGACAGTTATTTGTGCGTCTCCTTATGATAATAATTTTCTGAAATTATTTTCGCACAATATCCTGGATAATATTTTTTTACCATAGCACTCACTCCCATGGCAGTGATAGCACTTTGACATACCACTAATACTTCTTTGGCTTCTTCATCAACAATATGTTTGAAGGGAAATCTATGCATTTTACTCATGCTACAAGGGAAACGAATTCACCAAGAACTTTCTTATTTAGTTTCTTAGTCTTTAGAGATTTGATAAAAGCAGACTTAATCTTTGCTTTAGTGGCACCTTCATCAACTTCAAATTCAGAATTATCTGCTAATGCTGTGGCAGACATGCCAAAGTATGCATCATATCCCGAATTAGTGATTGTAAAACTCTTTAGTTTTTTCCAATCTTTCATGATCTCATTATACTCATCAGTATATTGATCATGATAAGTTTTAACAAAGTAACTTAGATTTCTTGATTCAAGAACACGTATTCCAATAAAATTAGTATTTACAAAAGTATCCTTTAGGTGTCGAAGCATAAGATCTGTAAATTCATTCCAAGTATGTGGAACACGATAAGTTCTTCCCAACTTACGATCACGAATGGTGCAGCGATCATTAAGAGTATTGCGTCCGATATATGGATGCTCCTCCCAAGGTCTTTGAACTTTAACATGATAAGGAATATAGTTTGCTTCACCATCAGTCAAGACAATGCACTGAACTTTCTGCACATTATTTTCTCTCTGAAACTGAGGAAGAATCTGATGTAGAGTAACTAGTGCTTCATTCAAAGGAGTTCCTGAGAGACCCATTTTCTTAGGAGTTCGCATCACATAAGGATACATACCCCATAGAGAATCAACCAAACGCCAGATGTTAAGCATCTGAGACTCAATGTCCTTTGTTTTACTGGACAGAAAATTCATCATACCAAAAGCAGGATCTATAGAAAGCAAATTCTCCTTCACTTCATAGTGATCCACAATAATACGGTTTCCATCATCATCCCACTCACATGAATTCCACTCATTAGTGAACGCATAAACCTCAAAAGGAATGCTGACTTTTTTACAGAACCAAATTAGATTATACAATTGCTTAATGGTGTCTTTCATCACATGTGACATGGAGCCAGACCAGTCCAAAACAAATATCAAACCATGGTTTTTACCATCGGAAAGGGTAGTGACCTTTTTGAAAAGATCTTCATTATATTTGTAGGTATGCAACTTAGATGTATCGAGAACACCAGTGCGGGAAGTATTAGCACGAGCATAAGAATCTGCTGCCTTGCGACATTCAAATTCTTTCACTAAGTAGTTTACTTCTTTCTGGGCAGACTTCTTAAACTTTCTATATTCACTATCAGAGACACACAACTCGCGATTAACATGATCAGCATAAGCAAGATCAATATTCTCGTGAATCTCTTTGTTTGAGATGATAACAGTGTCCAAATTTACTTTAGGAATTTCTAAGTAAATGTTTTCTCTGTTGGGATTATCACTAACTAGATCCTTAATCTTGCTTTGTAAGAGATCATCAGTGCTAACTCCAGGGTCATCTAATTCAAGGGTGTCAGTATCACCATGATCTGAATTTTCGATCTGATCATCTCTCTCTGTATCACCACCATCCTCACTTTCATTAGATCCTTCAGAATCTTCTGATTCACCTGAGATAGAATCTCTAGCAGGACTAGGTGGAGAGATTGCCTGAGTTTCCTGCTTCTGCTTCTCCTTACAGAAATCATAAAGAAGTCGTGCAGCATCAATGGCATCATCGAATGTCTCTGCAGCAGAGATTGTGTCGATAATTTGCCTCTCTTGATAATTAAAATTAATGTCTAGAAAATTACCAATTTTGAAATAAAGATTTGCTTTATCAGCAAGGTTCATAGAATTTACATCTTGATCCTCAAGTTCAAAGAAATCTTGATCATTAAGTTCT